GGTTAGTGTTGGAAGTTGCCAATCCACTTGCTGGTGCTGAACCAACGAAAGGATTAGATACCATTCCATATCTAGTTTTAAATCCAATTTTTGGTTGGAAAGTATTCTCTCCAACTGCTCTGACCATTTGTAATGGAACATATGGACAATAGAAAAGACCAGCGTCAAACGGATTTGAACCTCTGTATCCTACTGTTACATATCCTTCACCACCTGAAACTCCAGTAGGTCTCTGTGAGGCCTTGCTGTAGTATGGGTCAATGTAAACTTTCAATGAGCCGTTTAAAACTCCAGCGAAAGAATTACCAGTGTCATCAACACTTAAATTAGTGCTTAATGCTGGTGCGTAATCTAATACTCCTGCCATTGCAAGTGCTGATGCAACATCACTTGAACAAAGGATAAAGTTACCTTTACCTCTTCTTGTTTGTCTTGCGATGATGTTCGCGTTTCTTTCAATGTGGAACATTAAACCTTTGAATTTCTCAACTGACCATCTACCAGATGAATCAACATCTAAGTTGAATTGTCCGTTAACACTTGAACCTGAAAGGTTAGCTTCTGATTGAAGTCCTTCAATCTTAGCTTGTGAGTTAACAGTTCTAACAACTTCTCTGTTTATTTCTGCTAGAATTTCAGATGATAAAATATTTGCTAATTCTGATTCTGCATCAAGACCGTGAATAGCTTTTAAGTCTTGTGCAAGCTCTATTGTGTACTCAGCTTTTAGCGCTCTGCTTTTAGCGGTAACTGTGGCTTTCTCGATAGAGAATGACATTTCAGCGATTGCTGAATCAACTTCAGCTACTGCTGTAGTATCACCTGCACCTGTGGTGTAGGCTGACTGAATAGCTGTGTTAGCTGAGCCTGACTCGAATGGGTCTGAACCTGCGTGTGTACCTGAACCTGAGAAGTCTGAATCTGCTTCGTTATACAAAGCTTCAGATCTTGCTAGGACTGAGGAGTCATCAACATATCTTGCTTTCATCGCGAAAATAAGACCAGTTGGACCACTCATAGGTTGAACACCACAAATATCATACGCCACTAGGTTTGGCATAGCTCTTCTTACTAGAGATATAAGGATTGGGTCCCAATTTGCTGCTGTTGCAGAAAATCCGCCTGGTGCACCAGCAACAGTACCTTGACCGTCACCAAATGCCTCAGAAACTTGACCTCTTTCTTCTTTGATTGCTCTCTCTTGGTTCTCAAGAATAACAGATGTTACTGCTCTCTTGTAAGAGTCTTCAATCTTAGGAAGGTCCTTATGCTCTAATACAGGTTGCCATTTCTCTTGTAATGATTCTGACATAAACATTTTTGTTTATCTCCCCCTATTATACAAACTATTTAATATCAACAGTTTGTGATTTACTTATTGCGGCAGTGTATCTTCCCATTTCACCTTCTAAAATAGTTTCAGTTGGTTCTTCGAAAGATGCGTCGTTAGTTGCCACACTCTCTGCGTCTGAGACTGCTTCCGCTTTTTCAGATTTGAAGTAAGATTCTTTAATTGTAGAAACTTTTTCAACAAAGTTTTCTTCATCTTCGTAATCTACATCTTCTGCTAAAGTTTTGAGCTTCTCGACTTCACTATCAGCTAGACCTTCAGAGGCCTCTCTAATAATCTTTTCACGCTTCAGTTCTTCGATTTCTTGAGAAAGTGTAATATTAGTTGCAACTTCATCAGATAAATCGGAATCCAATTTATCATTTCTAGAAGCTAATTCTTCTATTACATCAAACTTCTCTTCGGGAACTTCCACATAATGTTCTTCAAATAGATTTTTCAATCCATTTATAAAACCCTCGGTGAGTTCGGATTTTAATCCTCTCTCAATTGCTAATTCATTTTCTGATACCCATGATTCAGCAACATATCCAAGATAGTTATCTACCTTTTCTGTTAATTCTTCTTTGATTTCTTCAATAGCTTCTCTAGTAGATTCCTCATACTTAGCTTCTATTTCATCAACTTTTGAATTAACTTTGCTTGAAACTGCGGCTTCGAAAATTGTTTTAGCCTTGTTCTTAAACTCTTCGGTTAAGTCTTCGTCAGCGACTAAAGCGTCAATATCATCAGACATATCTACAGACTCGTCCATTTCGTCCTCGTCTTCTTCCTCGTCTTCGTCAACATCTTCGTCTTTGTCATCTTCATCATCTTTCATTTTCATTTCAGACTTGGCTTCAGATTTGACTTCTTCGTCCTCTTCATCTTTGTCCATATCTTTCATTTCTTTGAAAGCTTTCATGATTTCTTCTTTGCTTAACTTCGAAAGCGTTTCTACCATGCTTTTAATCATGGCGTTTCGACTTAGTG